GTGTTTGGCAGATCCTCGCCAGCTTCTGCATGCTGATGAAGATAACGTCTGTCTGTCTGTAATTGAGACTCAAGCTCTTTTGCACGCTTCAAAAATTGATTCATTATAATTCCTCCTTTTAAATTAAAGACAATATAAAGACGTGTCTATATTATAGAAAAATGTTAAAATAAAGTCAATATATATTGATAAAATGTATGTATTGTACAAAAAACTATTGCCTATATTGCACAAAAAGCAGTGATTTTAATTAGGAATAATTAATAAGAAATGTACGAATATAAGAAGTGTGAAAAGGGCAGTTAGCCATATCAGAAAAAGTGTGGTATCATATTATGGAACAAAGCAGAAGGAGGTCGGAATGTGGGGAAAAAGATAGCAATTATCGCGACCGATTTTTTGGAACAATTCATAAAGGATATGATTACTGAGTTGGATATGGGGTTTCAGTATCACATCTTTACATATGAAAAATTCGAAGATATTAAGGATATTTATAAAAAAATCGGACCGGAATATGATGGGATTTTAGCAAGCGGAAGTTTTCCGGCACATATGATTCATCTTTACTATCCGGAAGAGAAGCGTCCGATTGGATGTTTTAACACCGATGACACAGCCATGTATCGTCTGCTACTGAAGCTTTTGCAGCAGAATCGAAAGCTTGATTTTAGAAGAGTATATGCAGATATCATGGAATTGTTTGGTGGTAATCTGACGGCATTTGTAGAAGGACGGGAGACAATGCCGGATCTTACCATTCTTTCTAATGAGACATTTACATTGGAAAGGATGCAGAAACTGGAAGAAGAACAGTATGAGAAACATCTGAATCTGTGGAAGGAAGGAAAGACAGATCTTTCAATTACACGTTTTTCAAGCATTGTAAAGAGATTAAAAGAGCAAGGAGTCAATGTATATTTTCCTTATCCGGGACAACAGTATGTACAAAATGTCTGTGAGAGACTGATCAGTGATATTGAAAAACGGGAACTGGAAGAACGCCAGCCATGTGTCATTGTAGTTCGTCTGTTAGGACAGGAGAATTCAGTTAGTTATTTGCGAGAGCTGGATTCTAATTACATTCGGTTGGAAAGCATGATGATGGAAATGTTTGGAAATGGTATCACAGAATTTTCACTTCACAGATATCATTATGGAATGGAGATCCTTGCAACCAAAAAAGATGTTCTTAAAATAACGGAGGATCTGTCAAGAGATGGATTGTTCGCAGAACTTAAGAAACGAAAGACCGGCTGGAACTTTTGTATTGGCTATGGTTTTGGAGCAGGAATCGCCCAGGCAAGATTGAATGCGTTGAATGCATGCCATGAGGCAGAACTAAAAAAGAATACGAGCTATGTAGTAACAGAAAAGGAAGAACTGATCGGCCCTCTTGGAGTGGAGGCAACTGAGACATTTATGGTTGATAATCAGTCTTACCGGGATATTAAGTCAAAACTATCACCGATCACGGTCAGCAAAGTTATGTCTGCCTTGGAGGCATCTGCAGAAAAAGAGATTACAGCACAGGAACTTGCGTTCAGGTTAGGAGTTACAAAAAGAAGTGCGAACCGTTTTCTGTCAACATTAGAGCGTGAAGAAATATTGAAAGTTGCATACAAAAAGAGAACTACTTCCAGAGGAAGACCGGAGAGTGTATTTGTGCGAAAAGAAAAGTAGCCGATGATGGCTACTTTTTTTTGTGTACTGGTTCTGGTAATTCATCAATAATCCTTTCAATCAGAGCTTTCTTTGCATATACATCAAAGCTAAGAGAAGAAATTAGAGAAAATAACTGCAGATATTCCCGGTCACTGTCAGAGAGACCTTCCATATCTTTGAAAGTATTCTGAGAAGTCTCGTATGCTTCGCGGACTTCATCTTTTAAGTTCTGAATCTGGCTCTTTGCTGTGTCGCAGACTTCTTCGTAGATAGATGCAACATCGACAGCACTGTCTGTATCAAAATACTTTTCCGTAATTGGAGTAAGAATCGTCTCAATATCCTTGATGGACAGGATCGTCTTAAAATAATAGATAAAAATCATGACAACCACATGTTCTTTGGAATACTTCTTCTTAACCGGTGGTGGGAGAAGGTTGTTCTTTGCATAATTATTGATCATTGTTTTTGTCAGAATCTTATCATCATCGTACCGCTTACTGGAGCTTAACTGTTCGTCCATAAAGCTGGTCACCTGATCCATATATAATTCAATATTCGGTATATCCTCAGAGCGTACATAATCCATATTGGAAATACCTTCTAACATGCTGTCCAGTAGTTCATCCATATTAATCTTCATAATTGTCACCTCAATATAGATATTATATAGTAATAAAAACTATATGACAAGCAAAAAATAAAATGTTCACATTCAATTTATATCAGTAAGTGAAGATAGAAGAATCAAAAGGGACAGCATCTGAAAAAGGTGCTGTCCCTTTTGATTTTAGCAAAATCTTAAAAAAATATGATTTTTCAGAGCATCGAAAAATCAATGGTTTTGCTCGCAAACGCCTGTAAATACGGTGTTTGCGAGCGTTTCTATAAAAATATATAATTACAGAAAAAAATAAATAAATAGGTATCGTTAGTGACACGTTAGCGACACAGTTTTATCTTTTCTATTTCTCCTCGGAGATCTTCTAAGGTTCGATGCAGGTACACCTTATTCGTTACATCGGAAAATGCATGTCCAAGCATTAATTTTTTATCCCGTTCCACGACACTAAAACGATCGCACAAGGAGTTGAATGTATGCCGGCAGTCATGTGGAGTATGTTTTTCTATGCCCAGCGATTCGAGAACATCATACATCCGGACTCTGAATTTCTGTGTAGTGACTGGTAAAAGTGTTTTCTCCCTATTTAGCCGTCTGATAACGATCGGACGGATGAGCGTATGAATCGGTACGATTCGGTTCTTTCCTGCATCAGTCTTTAAACCACCAAAGAAACTCCAATCAGTCGTATTGACTTCCAGAGATAGGTATTCAGAGATTCGAAAGCCGGAATAACACATGATTAATATCAGCTCAATGGTTGGATCATTCTGGTTTTCCCAAAGCATCACAAGCTCTTCATCTGTGAACGGCACACCGTGTTCATCATCGTCGTCGATATTGATAGTGACATATTTCGAGTAATCCTTATCACATAGATCGTTTGCGTCAGCGTAGGCATACATCTGATGGAAGAGCGTAACAATGAGCTCAAGAGAGGCGTGCTTAAGCGGGCAATCATCCACTACGGACTGCAGCGTGTTAGCTGTAAGATTTCGAAATGACTCATTATGTAGAACACTGCTGTTTTTGTAAGCAGCACATACGCTCCGTTCCATAGGGCGCTTTTTACCAGGATGATTATATGGTTGCCCGAATTTATTTTCGTAGTATTCCAAGAAGATATCCGCGAAAGTTTTCTGATCAGCAATTTCTCTTTTGGATTGAGAATATTTACTTAGGATTTTTTCAATCATTCCGTTTAGGGAGCTGTTGCCAGCTTCTGTCAACTCCTTTTCTCGTCCCGGATAATACTCCCCGTGTTTATACCAAGTAAGAACCGTAAATCCTTTGTACCAATCATCGACATAACAGAGAGCCTTCACAGGCACTGGATTACCGTCAGAATCAAATTCTGTGGTCGGAGGGTAAACTCCATAGGGGTTCGTTCTGTTCTTGCCAGACAGGCGTTTAATCGAGCCGAAGCCGTTTGGTAGTTTAGGATATTTCTTTCGTCTTCCCACAATACGCATCTCCTTTCTGGTGCGACGTCGCACAATTTTGCGTATAAAAATAACAGCCAGCAAAGAACAACAGTTCCGCTTGCGATAGCTGCCCGAAGATGATACACTAATTATTGAACGTACTGGTGTATCCTTCGGGGCATTAGTCTTTGAGCCGTTCCTGTTGGCGCAGGAGCGGTTTTTCTATATTTAATATTATTGTGGAGGATTACATACTCCACAAGGGCTATAACTTCCTTTTACTTCTGATAATCTTTTTTCAATACTAGATTTTTTTAAATATCTGCATCCGCTTCGATGATATTTGCCACCACTTTGAGTTATGTAAACAACAGGGTCGTTATTTTCTTGAGCTTGTGAGGCTGCTGGGGCTTCAGCCTGTGCTTGAGCCTGTACTTCGGCTTCAGCTTGCTCTGCTGCAAGACGTTCTTGTTCTTCTTGTTTGGCTTTTTCAGCAGCAATTCGCTCTTCCTCAGCCTTTTTCTCCTGTTCTTTTTTGGCGATAGCAACTTTATCTTCGATTTTAAAAGTTAATATATTACTTTTTATTCCATTATGTTCAGCCCAAACGCTATATAATCCAGCTTTGGATGCTGAGAAGGAAAGTTTACCATTAGAATAATTCAATTTTCCGCTGGAACATTGAAAATCATTATTTGATAGTTCATAATCGCTTGGAGTGGTTGTTACGGTTATTTTTACATTTTGATTAATATCATATGCTTCCTTTGAATTTGCTTTTAAATTGATACTTTCCAGATTATCTGGAAACGCTATGCCAATAAAAGCGCAAATAAGGATTAATGCGGTAACAATCCATTTTATTGGCTTTTTCCAATCGGTGTATTTCCACATAAGGAAAAGTCCTACTGGAAAGAAGAAAATTAATAATGCGATTATCCATCCTGTTTTCTGATACCATTTCTTATAAGAACCAGGTTCTTGAAAATTGTTTTGAGACATTGATTGCGTACCTCCGTTACTTGTGTGTTTCTTGGTTTTAGAGCCGCCACCAGATGTTTTGGTATAGGAAAGACCCGTTCCGGGAATTCCGACAGAAGCTGTCTTTTTCCCTTTTGAGTTCATTGTATAATGGACTCCTTTTCCGCCAAATGTAACGCTGGAGCTTTTCTTGTTGAAGTTAATTTTAACTCCTGGGGCAATCTTAATACTTTTTCGAAAGCGTAGTCCCATCAAACCCCTCCTCTTTTTTTCTTTGCAAATCAAGTAAGTTTATATAATCGCTATTGCGGTTATACCATATAATTATTTCTTAAATTCCATAATCCTTTCATCGTAACCAGCTAGACAAGCGATCTGAGCTTTGGTTAATCCTGGATTTTCGATAATCATTTCATCTGGTATCAATAGTTCCGCCGCGAACGTATTGGCTTCTATTTCGATTTTGGAAGTCAGCATAAGCGTTCGATTCCGTATAAAGTAACAGTTCTCTTTTCGATGCATGATTGAATGAGCTAGTTCGTGAGCCATGACAAGAGTGCGTTCGTGTTCCTCCAAGTCTTCATTCAAAAAGACGCACTTGTGATTCTTAAGGAACATGTAGAATCCGGAGCTTTCTCCTAGTTGTCCTGTCTGCACTTCTACACCAAGATAATCAGCTAATTCGAAAGGATTTCGTGTATTGTATTTTTTGACGTAGTAAGCGACTAATCGCTTAACATCATGTGCTTTCAAATCCTAACACCTACTTCTTGTTTTTATTCGGATTGTATTTTTCCTTGTTAATAGGTTTCAGTCGGCGCATCATCAGCTCGATTTGTCCGAGAAGTAATTCGGCATCTTCTTTTGGGATTGGTTCTCCATCATAAGAGAGAGGACCGTCTGAGCCGTTTAATAATTTTGTGCGGATATTTTCCATGTCTTTTGCAATGTCGCGTTCGTCTTTTGCTGTCAACTCTGGTGCTTTTTCCTTTAAGTTGTCTTTTCCTGTCATTAAATAATCTACAGTTACGCCAAAGTAATCAGCAATTTTCTTTATTTTCGTAGCATTAGGTGTACTGTTTCCTAATTTACTGATATACCCCTTTCCGAATCCAAGAGTTTCTTCGAGCTTGTTCATTGATATTCCATAGTCTTTGCACAAGCTTTTAATACGTTCTTTCATATTTTTGGGCCCTTTCTGAAAAAATCGCAAAAACTTCTTGACATTCTGAATATATCGCGTATAATAAAATTACAAGTTCTGAAAAAATCGCAAAAATAATCAGAATGGCAAATATGCTATTTATTTGTTTGTGGTAATTCAAATTATAGGATATTTTCAGAAGTTAGTCAATAATATTTAGTGATTTTTTCAGAACTTATATTGAAAAAGGAGGTGTGAATTTGATTTACGAAAATATTTGTAAACTTGCAAAAGAACGTGGGATTTCGATTAACAAGTTAGAGGAAAAAGCAAATGTATCGACGGGCAGTATTTGCAAATGGGGAAATAGTGTGAGTCCAACAGTTAAAAACATTAAGAAAGTAGCCGATATTCTGAAATGTACTGTAGATGAATTAATTTCAGCAACAGATGAAACAGGTTCAGAAGAAGGGAGGGAGTAAATTGGAAATCGCAGATCATAACAAACCGGTAGCAGAAAACATCATGCGTATTATCCGTGAAAAAGGGTTAAAACAGACCTTTGTTGCCAAGAACGCAGGATACACACCTCAGATGCTTAATGACATGCTTGCGGGAAGAAAGATCATTAAGATAAGTGACGTGATTCGAATATGTCCAATTTTGGGCGTAGATGCAAATTATCTTTTTGAAATTGAGAAAGAGGGAAAACAATAAGATGGGAAAGAAGAAAGATAAATCCTTGTATGATGGAATGGTAGAAGAATTATCAACTTTCGTAATTCGTACAGCAGGTAAAGACAATCCGATGCCGGCAGAATTAAATGCAATGGTTGAGATTACAAAGATTTTATTTAGGACAATTTAAAAAGGCTCAGGAAAACCCGAGCCCAGACCAATTAGTGATTGGTGCTTTTATGCTTGGCTAAAGTTGAACCAGCTTGTGATTTCGCAGACTTAGATTTGCTTGTAGCGAGTGTGCGTCCAGCCTTACTAACTTTAGCGGAAGGTTTACAAGAACTTCCTTTTGCCATGTAATCACCTGCCTTTTTGTTGGAATTTTGAAGCTTCTAACAAAAGACTACTACTGAAATCATGGTGAGTCAAGATAAAAATACTAGATAATGTACAAAACAAGTGTTTGCATACAAAATATTGATATATACGAACATTCAGTCTATCACTTTTTATGTGTTTTAGCAACAAAAACAATTAACCTTTAGAAAAAGTTAAGAAACCAGTGAGCAAGTAAAGTGAGGTGAACGAGATGTTGATAGGAATTTTAGCTGTGCTATCGATGATAGCGATAGCAAAAGCAATTTATTGGAAATTATGTTTCCAGGGCGTACTTCTTTATATAGCTGAATGCGGAAATCCATTGCCTAATACTACTTTAATAAAGAAATACGCCGAGAGAGTAGCGTTGAAAGCTCTGCACATCAAGGAAGATTAAAGTGTGATTTGATGACCAGAGACGCTGCCGACAAGGCAATCTGAGTTAAGTCTTTAAGTGATTGCACACCAAGTTCAGCACCAATGTCTTTTACTTTATTATAAAAAGAATCATTTCTGATGTTGGCAAGAAACTCATGTCCTTTAGGGGATAAATCCGAAATAGTGTAGCATGTTCCAGTAATATTGCCAGATGCTTGAAAAAAGAATTCATTAAGCTGACATTGACGGATGTGATACATTATTTCATCAAAAGAATAATTTGGAAGCAATTCAGGAACGGTTTCTTTATCAAATCGCCAATGGTGGTTTATATCAGGAATTTCTTCCACAGCAAGAAGTATATCTCGTATGCAATCAGGATTTAATTTCATTAATAATCATTCCTTTCATCATTTATTAGGAAGATTATATCAAACCAAAGAGTATAAAGGCAATAAAGAAAAAGCTGATTCCAGAGCTAATCAGTGATGTGGGAGGTGAGTAGGAAATGAAAGACATACTAAGCGCCAATCAGACAGCGCGAATCATAGGATGTGCCCCGCAAATGGTTCGGGAGCGAATTAAGAGAGGTATCTGGACGTTTGGGACTGTAGTTACAGCCAAGGAAGCTGGTAACACACAGAATTCTTATGAAATCAACAAGCGAGCCTTGGCGGAGTGGCTGAAAATACCACCGGAAGAGGTAGATAGAAGATTGAAAGGAGGACAAGCCCATGAGAGTTAGGGATTGGATAGTGGTAGGACTGATGATGAACGGACTGCCGATGGCTATGTTTCTTCATTGGCTGGTCATGGGATATTAGACATGAAGAAAAGAAAGTGGACAATGAAGAGGATTGTGGACACGTTATTCGTGTTGGTAATTCTGGGAGACATCGCGACAATGATGATGTTCGTGATGATCTCCATCAAGATTCTGAAAATGCAGGAGGTGATCACATGGCTGATACAGCAAGCTTAAAAGAAATCTTATTCCGGCATAGTGCGGAGCAGTGCAAGGTGTGTGAAGCGATTCCATTTGAGGCAGTCGGACATCGGTTTGAATATGAAAAGTTCAAGATGCTCCATGAGGTTATTGAAAAAGCTGACCTGGAGGACGAGTACCAGGAATGGAGACGGGCTTACGGATATGTATAGGAAGGTGGTGAGTGTATGAACGAGATCGCGACAGTGATGAACGAGGAAGAGTTCGGGTATTTTCTTAAGAGCTTTGAGAAGAAAGCTGACTTGAAAAGTCTGAGCATGATTTCCAGAAGATGCCAGGTTGT